ATTTTTATACTGATTACAGCAAAGGTACTTATGTCAAGGAAGATCCAATCGACCGAGAAAATAATGATTATGCCGAAGAAATTTTTAGTTTTGGTACAGAATATATTTAATTTATAAGATAATGAACGCAATGACAAAATCAACAACTTTTTTACTTAGTGGTGGGGCTGGAAGAATTATTTGTGCTATTCCTGCTTTAGAAAAATATCAAAAGCTAAAGCCTAATGATAATTTCAAAATTCTAATTCATGGTTGGGAAACTTTATTGTGGAGTCATCCCACTTTACAAAAAAGAACTTTTAGTTTGACCCAAAAAGGGCACTTTGAACTTATAAAAGATACTAGAGTGGTAGCTCCAGAACCGTATTACGTTCATGGTTATTACAATCAAACATTGTCGATGGCAGAAGCGTTTGATGAAATTATTAATAACACAACGGATCACAGTGATTTACCTGACCCAAAAATTTACGTTAATGAATATGAAAGATTAAAAATAAGGGAAACTATTAATACTTACAAAATGCAAACTGGAAAGAAAAAGGTACTAGTTTTTCAACCATATGGGAGTGCTACAGAATTGGTTAATGGTACAGTTATAGACCACACTAACCGAAGTTTAAGACAAGAAGATTATTACAATATCGTAAGACAGTTAAGTAATGATTTTTTAATAGTGTATTTTGGTGAACATAGATTTAAACACCCGCAGGATTTTACCTCAATATGCATGGATCATAGTGCTGATCTTAGAATATGGATGGCACTAATTTCTGAATGTGATTATTTTTTAGGTGTAGATTCGGTAGGCCAACATATGGCTAGGGCATTAAATAAAAAAGGACTGGTTATTATGGGATCCACCTTTGAAAAAAATATTAGTTACCCTGACTACTTTACATTTTATCGCAATAAAAATAAAAATCCAAGTTACGTTCCTATTAGATTAGTAGACTTTGATGGTATGTTTTTAAGCCGAGAAAATGACGATATTATGAATTTTGATGACACACAAATTCGTGAAATTGTAAAAATTGTAAAAACTGAAAATTTAATTTTAAATTCAAAGATAGAAACGGTATTACCAAGTGAGTCAACATCTACAGAAATGAAGGAAAACATTGCTTCACGAACTGTCAAAGAAAAATTAATTAATGAAAATTTAAACTCAAAAACTATTAGCTATGATTAATAATATTTTAATACATCAAATTCTTATAAATGATTCAAATAAACTACCAAATGAGTTACCTGATTATTCCCAGTATTGTATTAATGAAATGCTAAGGGTTTTTCCCTATGCAGTACCTCGTTTATACTCAGGTGAAGAATTAGAATCTTTTATAGAAGATAAGTTTGGCAAGGACGTGCTTCATGCTTATCTAAGTCTAAAGCCTTACTCTTATAGGTCTGATTTAGCAAGATTTTGTCTTTTAAACTATTGCGGGGGCATGTACGTTGATTTAAATACTAGATTTATAAATTCATTACCAATGGATATTATTACTGATCATAGCTTTTTTGCTTTTAGAGATTATCATGCATTATCACAGAAATCTTGGGCTATTTCCACTTCTATTCAATATTCTAAACCCAAATCAATGGTTACTGAAAAATGCATTGATATTATTTTAGAAAATGTCAAAAATAAATATTATGGACATTGGGCTCATTATCCTACAGGACCGGGAGTATTAGGCAAAGCTATCATGGAATCAGAAAAACATGAACACATACTAACTTCCGGCGAAATGTTTTGTTTAACTCCTTTTCATGATCAAAAATGGTTTGCTTTTATATTTGATAATGCGGATATAATTGCTTTTAGAAAACCCACAATAGGCGGAGATATTGAGTCATTGGGATTTCAAGGCACTAATAACTATGTTGAGATGTGGAAAGCTAAGAATGTTTACGCTTGATAATTTTTCTATAAATATAAAATGAATTTGAATTTAGGTTGTGGAAATTTTCAATTAGAAGATTGGATAAATGTAGATAGATCAGAAATTTGTAAACCTGATGTATTGCATGACCTAGAGGTAATACCATGGCCATTTGAATCTAATAGTGTAGATAATATTGTATTATCTCATGTATTAGAACATTTAGGACAAGAACCCAGTACTTTTATTAAAATATTAAAAGAATTATACAGAATAGCAAAAGATGGCTGTTTCGTTCATATTGATGTACCTTGTCCCAAATCTAGATATTATCTGAGCGATCCTACACATGTTAGACCAATAACCCCTGATCTATTTGATCTATTTGATAAAAAGCAAAATAAATTTTATACTGGATACAATTCTGCTATGTCTCAACTTGGCATTGAGTATGATGTTGATTTTGAAGTAGTAAAGGTTGATCTGACTGTAGATAAAGTAATCTATGATAGAATAGGGCATTTTAAATATTATAATTTTGACCATGAATTGATGTCAAATGCAATAATACTGCCAAATATTGACAAAGAAGCTTATCATGAACTTACCGGTTATAATTCCAATATAATAATTAATATGCATATTTTAGTAAGGTGTAATAAATTAAATGATAGTAATTAATAATTTTTTAACTGCCGAAGCTCTAAGTATAGTTGATGATATTAAAAAAAATATCAGTGACAAAGAAAAAAAAAGATTAGGATGGACTAATGCTGTATGGGATGAGTATTTACATGGTCCTTCTGCATTAACATTTGTTGTACCTATTCCAGAATTAGACAAGTATCTACTACCTCTTTTTGAAAAAGCGGATCCAATATTTAAAAATGCCAAAATTGATACACAATTTTGTCTTTGGGGTAAGGGTTCTACTATACCTTTTCATAATGATAGTCATGTGTCATTTGCAGCAACAGTGTATTTAAATGAAAAATGGGAAGTAGAAGACGGTGGATTATTTTTATGGAAAGATATTAATACCAACGAATTGTTAGTTGTAAATCCAGAATACAATGTATGTGTAATAAATAATTTACATGAACTACACCATGTTTCAGTAGTTAGTTACGGGGCAAAGCAATTTCGGATGACTCTTCAAATATGGGCCTCCGCCAGTGAAGATGCCAAAGATGTACCAATGGGCAACGCCACATTTAATTATGAGTGAAATTATGGAAAACAATGATATAAAGCTATTTGATTTACTTTTACATATACCAAATTATTTATCCAAAAGAGATTGCGAGTCACTTATTAAGTACTATAATAAGGTTGAAAGTGAGCAACTTTCATACTATGAACATAGTACGACCCCTGAAGGAGAAGATAAAAGCTCATCATTTAGATGCATAGAGATTACGGATCCTACTGTAGTAGAATTTAGTTTACTAAGATTTGCAGTAGTTGACTTAGCTAAAAGGTATCGTGCCTATTTAGAATCATTTAATAGCTTTCATATGCATAATATTAGAACCGGTGCATTTAACTATGTACACAAGTGGAGACTTTTAAAATATAGTGAAGGATCTTCAATACATCAGCACTCAGATCATGCACCATTTGGATATGGTAGCTGCACTATCAATTTAAATGAAGATTATGAGGGCGGTGAATTTACTTTTTTTAATGGCAAAAAACAAATTAAATTAAAACAGGGTGACGCAATCGTTTTCCCCGCTGATCACTATTGGGTACATGAGGTAAAAAAAATTATTTCGGGTGAACGGTATTCTTTTAACTGCTTTTTAAATAAAATTCCAGTGGATATCATGATGAGTTTAAACGACTTGGCAGCACATTGGTCATGTTTAACCCATCACCCATGTTATGTTGGTGACAGTTTAATTATCGTGTCCGAAGATGAATTACTAGACCGCATGCAAACAGAAACACAAAATAGTACCGATAATAATAACCCAAATCCAAAATAACAGTAGTCCCGACGGGAAAGTAGAGTCTTGATTTTGTAACATATATATGTTATAGTTCAGTCAAGAACGCAAAATATATCGTGTATTGTGGTCTTGTTGGCATGTTAAATATAAACTTGACCATAATCATAAAATAGGCAAAAAATGAAAATATCAGTTATTAAACGCTCTGGCGTTAAAGAATCCCTTACATTGGAAAAATGGCAGTCACAAATAGCAAAAATATGTCAGGGGATAGCTGATGTTAGTCAATCAATGATAGAAATAAAAGCCCAACCGCATTTTTACGATGGCATCACTACCAGAGAAATTGATCAAATTACACTTAGAGCAGTGGTAGACCTTATTGATGTAGAAAGCAATCCTGAGCTAGGTCACACTAACTATCAGTATGTTGCAGGCAAGCAACGATTAAGTATGTTACGCAAAGATGTATATGGTAGCTATAATGTTCCCAAGATCTATGATATTGTTGTACACAACGTAAAAACAGGTTTATATACCCCCGAACTATTACAATGGTATAGTGAAGATGATTGGAATAAAATGGAATCCTTCATCGACCATGGACAAGATGAGCAATATAGTTACGCAGCGATTGAACAGTTAATTGAAAAGTATTTGGTACGAAACCGCAGTACGAAAGAAATTTATGAAACCCCGCAGATTCGCTATATGATTGCAGCAGCTACGATTTTTCACAAAGAAGAACCAATATCAGCAAGATTAAAATACATTAAGGAATACTATAATGCAGCTTCAGACGGTTTATTTACTCTCGCTACTCCTGTTCTTGCTGGGCTTGGAACTCCCACTAAGCAGTTTAGTAGTTGTGTACTCATTCGCAGTGATGATGATCTTGACTCCATTTTTGCTAGTGGAGAGATGATGGCCAAATATGCTAGCAAACGTGCTGGCATAGGACTGGAAATTGGCCGTCTACGTCCATTGGGTAGTCCAATTAGGGGAGGCGAGATCATGCATACTGGCATGATTCCGTTTTTAAAGAAATGGTTTGGGGACTTACGTAGTTGTTCACAAGGAGGGATTAGAAATGCATCAGCTACTGTGTTCTATCCGATCTGGCATCACCAATTTGATGACCTTATTGTGCTCAAAAATAATCAAGGAACCGAAGAAACCAGAGTCAGACATATGGACTATGGTGTCGTACTCTCGGCATTCTTCTGGCGTAGGTTTAAGAACAAAGAAAATATTACATTCTTCGACCCAAACCAAGTACCAGACCTCTACGAAGCCTTCTACTCAAACACCGAAGAGTTTGAAGAACTCTATGTAAAATATGAACACCACGAAGGTCTTCGTAAAAAAACCATGAGTGCCGAAGAAGTATTCAAAAGCGGTATCTTAAAAGAACGCACCGACACAGGACGTATCTATTTGGTATTCATAGATAACGTCATGAAGCAAGGTCCATTTGATCCAGAGTACCATACCATTTACCAGAGTAATCTTTGCTGTGAAATTCTACTTCCTACTAAACCCTTTAAACGTTTGGACGACAGCGCTGGTCGTATCGCTCTTTGCACCTTGGGCTCAATCAATTGGGGTGCGTTCCGTAACCCAGAAGACATGCGCCGTGCTTGCCGTATACTTCAGCGTAGTCTTTGTAATATATTGGATTATCAAGATTATCTCTCCATCCAGTCTAGACTAAGCAATGATGAAATTCAACCATTGGGCATTGGTGTAACTAACTTGGCCTATTGGCATGCCAAACGTGGCTACAAGTATGGTGAGAAAGATGCTCTACAAGATGTCAGAGACTGGATGGAGCATCAGGCTTACTACTTAACTGAAGCTACAGTTGAATTAGCTAAAGAACGCGGACCATGTAAAGAAAGTCATAAAACCAGATATGGTAAAGGTATATTTCCTTGGGAGTTACGAGCAGAAGCTGTTAATGATCTGGCTAGCTTTATTCCTGATCTTGATTGGGAAACTCTTAGAGAAAACATGATAAAATATGGCGTTCGCAATGCTACTCTCATGGCAATTGCTCCAGTAGAATCTAGTTCAGTGGTCATTAACAGCACCAATGGCATTGAGATGCCCATGAGCCTAATCAGTGTTAAAGAAAGCAAAGCTGGATCTTTTGTTCAAGTGGTACCAGAGTATCAAAAATTAAAAAATAAATATCAACTGATGTGGGATCAGCGAGACTGCGATGGTTATATCAAAACCGCTGCTGTATTGGCTGCTTATGTGGATCAAAGCATAAGTACTAATACTTTCTACAATCCTGCATTTTTTCCTGATCGTAAAGTACCTACAACTCTTATAGCTAAGAATCTAATGCAAGCACATATTTGGGGACTAAAGACCTTCTACTACAGTTTGATTAATAAAGCAGGTAGTAAAGCAGTTGCAGAAGAAGCTCCGCTTATACCCATTAATTTTGATGAAGAAGAAGATTGCGAAGCCTGTAAATTATAAGGACAACATACAATCAATGACCGCTAAAAGTAATTTAGCAAAAGGCAGAGAAAGCTATGATGCTGAATTAAGCACCGGCTTGGTTGAATTTTTTAATAGAAATATTACACCTTATCCGACAGAATCAAGCGGTCCTAAATTTGATCTTATTCCTGTTGAAAAACAAAAAGATATTATGGTCAATGTGGCTAGAATGTATGCACAACAAGAATATAATAGAATTATGGACTTGGTGCAGGTACTTCAAACTCAAGCCGCGGATATTAAACGCAGATTAGAAATTACTGATGCTATACATGCTGCACAGTATAACTTTCAAGTATATCATGGGCAGGCATATTGGTTAGCATATGACAGTTATAAACAATGTACTATACTAACACACAATGGTCCTGATGATTGGGGAGCAGGAGCACCTGTTCAATATGAATATATATGTAAGGTAAAATGGTTAGGTGACTACACATGGGTAGAGCTTGACAAAGACGATAATTATAATTAAAATAGAAGGCAATCATGAGTAAACAACAATACAACCTAAACACCAAGACTGATTACATAAATCGTAAAATGTTTCTTGACCCTGAAGGTCCAGTTACCATTCAACGATTTGAAGAAGTCAAGTACAATAAACTACAAAAGATAGAACAAACCGCCCGTGGTTTCTTTTGGGTACCTGAAGAAATTAGTCTATCTAAAGATGCTAATGATTTTAAAGATGCCAGTGATGCAGTTAAACATATCTTTACTAGTAATTTATTAAGACAAACAGCACTTGATAGTATTCAAGGACGTGGACCAGCACAAGTTTTTACACCTGTTGTTAGTTTGCCTGAACTAGAAGCACTGATGTATAATTGGAGCTTTTTTGAAACCAATATACATAGTCGTAGCTATAGTCACATCATTCGTAACATCTACAATGTACCAAAGGATGTGTTTAATACTATTCATGATACAAAAGAAATTATTGACATGGCCAGTAGTGTTGGCAAGTACTATGACGAATTACATCAGATTAATTGTGCTAAAGAATTAGGCGGGCATATCACAGAGGAAGACCACATCAAAGCAATTTGGCTAGCACTTAATGCCAGTTACGCCCTAGAAGCATTCCGCTTCATGGTTAGTTTTGCTACTAGTCTTGCTATGGTAGAGAATAAAATCTTTATTGGAAACGGTAATATTATTAGCCTAATTCTACAAGATGAATTATTACACAAAGAATGGACTGCTTGGTTAATCAATAATGTGGTAAAAGAAGATCCTAGATTCGCCCAAGCAAAACAAGCTTGTGAACAAGAAGTATACAACATGTATATGGAGGTTATTAGAGAAGAAAAAGATTGGGCTACTTATTTGTTTAAGATGGGACCTGTCATTGGTCTTAATGCCAATATTCTAAAAGAGTTTGTAGACTTTACAGCTGCCAATGCTCTTAAAGAAATAGGTATCAAGTATCTTAGCTCATCACCAAAAAGTACCCCGATACCATGGTTCAACAAACACAGTGACACCAGTAAAAAACAGTCTGCTCTCCAAGAAACAGAGAGTACAAATTATGTAATTGGAGTTATGTCTGAAGCACTGGACTATAACCAATTACCACAACTATAAGGAAAATAATATTATGCAAGCAGTTATATGGTCTAAGTACAATTGTGCCTATTGTGATCAAGCAAAGGCATTACTAAATCAAAATAGTATCCCATATGAGGAAAGAAAAATAGGCAATGGTTGGGATAAAGAAGATTTATTAGCAGCAGTGCCAACTGCTAGATCAGTACCTCAAATTTTTCTTAATGAAGAATATGTAGGTGGATTCACGGAACTTAAACAAAAATTAACACAAGGATAAAAATGCAGTTTACAATCAATGAAGTCTTAACATTTAAATTGAATGGCGGTGACGAAATAGTAGCAAAAGTACTTTCAGGTCCTGATGAGTACGGTTATATTACTGTCTCTGAACCAGTTTCGGTGGTTACTACTAGCAATGGTGTTGGAATGATTCCAACTATTATGACCGCAGAAATCAATGCTGAAAATAAACTAAATACTAGTAGTAT